TGCGTTTGCTGCGAGTCTCGGGCTACATCCCGAGCCCGGAGCGGCTCGCCCTGGTTTCCATGAAGGACTGGGGGCTGGAGGACGCAGACATTGCCGAAATGTGGGGCCGCCCAACGGAATGGGCTACCCGGGTGAGGGCCGACGCCAAGAAGCTCCGCAAGTCGGAGCCGATTGCGGACCACCTGGAATACCTGGACGAGGGGCTCTGCCCCGGCGATCCGTGCCCCGAAGAACTGTATCGCAGGGCCGCTGAGATCAGGGCCAAGCGAGACAGAACGTGGTCGCACGCCTTGAGCGGGCGTCCACTTAGTGCCCCGACGCAGGGCGGGATGCGTCACTACGCCTGGGATGGCCGCTATGCATCGTTCGTTTCGATCCTCGCTTCAGGCTGGTCAAGACGCTGAACGCCGCTGGGTCGATAGCCTTCGGGCTATCGGCCGGGCGGTGGCTCACGGACTGAAACTTCGCATCAAGAAACACTGCAAGGTTAACGACCATGTTGAATCGCCAGATGCTTGCCTCCTCTTGTCGGTGGAGATCAAGGAACGCTCCCTGTCCTTCACCTCTCCGGAGGATTACCCGTACGACACCGTCTTTGTGGATGACTGTCGGGGCCTTGCCCGTGAGAGTTTCGGTCACTTCGCCTACGTCTACCTTTCCAAGCCGACCGGCCAGTGGGTCTGGCTGTCTGTCCTGGACCGTGACGAGACATGGACAGAGACGACTACGTTCGACCGCGGGCGGGGCCATGAGGTGCCGGTCCTGGTGGCGCCGAAGGGGCATCTCCGACCAGCCCAGCAACTGATTGATTTGATCTATCCGCACCATTTCTTGGATTTAGTCGATGGAGAAACCGGAGCCTTCGTCAGCGGAGGTGGAGAGGTTGCGGAACGAGAACGCTACGTTGCGAAAACGCATCCGGACGCTGGAGGACGAGTTACGCCGCCTCCAGGCAAGAGTCGTAAGCACATGGGGTGAGGCATGAGCGGGACGTTGATCATCATCACCGGCTGCATCTACGCCTACGTGGCTTGGGAGCAGCTCATGAAAGGGAACGACGGCATGGCCCTGGCCTACATGGGATACAGCGTCAGCAACATCGGCCTCTGGATGGCAGTGAAATGAAGCTAGGGGAGGAACATATGGACGATAAGCCCTGCCCATACGTCACAGGCACCGTGACGCACCACTGCACGCTGACGCCGTTCACGCTCACCGACGAGGAGCGGGAGGCGATCCAATGGGCCGTCGCAACGCTGGACGCAGAGGCGGCCCTCGGGGATGGCGAGTTTGAGGCGCGACAGGCCGCCACGCTGCGGGGGCTGCTGGGGCGACTGAAATGAACGCCGACATCCCATTCTTCCGGTGCTGGGTCCGGCTCCCATACATCTCTCGCCAGCAGGGCGTGGAGGAGGGATACGCCTTTGCCGTCCAGTCCTACCCCGGGCGGGCGCTGGCGTTCCATGTGATGCTCAAGTCGGGGGCTCACTACCGTGGCGTCCCGATCCACGCCTTGGCGTTACAACCTGACGCTCCCGTAAGGATGGTCGGTGAGCTGCAATTATGGGACTGCTTTACAGCGCGGCCGATAGTCCATTGTTACAACTACCTGCGGGACCATCAGGCCAACTGCCGCCTGAGATACTCCACCGAGGCCGGGGTGTATCTCTTTACTGTGGACTGGCTCCCCGATGACTCTGGGCCGGGGTTCACCCACCTCCCCGAGCAAAACAAATGTGCCCACGTTCTGGCCCTGGATGACGGGAATCTGTGCGCCCTGCCCACCAACCGGATCGCTTGGCTGGACGGGTACTTTATCGGCCGGAACCCCGACCCCCGGTCCCGCCAGTACACCGTCCAGGAGGAGGTCTGGCAGGCCGAGGATGCCGGGTTCGATGCCAGCCTGGATACCAATTACATCTATGAGGCCCAGGATGGCCCTGGGGCGGCCGATCCGGGGGCCGACCACCCAGTTTAGACCCCCAGATTCACCACCCCACAGCGGTCAAATTTGGGCCTCTGGCGGGCAATAGTAAATATGGCGCAGAAGCGGCGGCGGGATTACGACTACATCGCTAGACTGCGGGCGGCACACCGCTCGGCAGAGCAGATGAGTCTGTACGCCGGTCGGCTGCTGGAACAAATCGACTCCCTCCAAAGGGACTTGCAGGCCAGGGACGCAGTGATCTCGGCGCTGAAGTCGGAGCTGGAGAGGCGATCCGCCGCACAGGACTCAGATTGCTTTCGCGCGTAGACTGCCAGCGACAGGAGATGTTTGGATCGGCGGCGCGGGTTGGGATTAACCTTCTGGCGCGCCTCCGTATTACCTCGCAACCAGAAGGGATTGTGCTGCAAGCGAGGGGGCCAGCCGCAAGCGACAGGGCTCAAGCACACGGGTGACCGGATGCACCCGATAAGCAGGTCGCAACTCAGTAGCCTCCGGTGGCATGCTGGGCGCCTTCAGACCGTCCTAACGAACTGCGGACAAGGCGGCGGCCAACCCTAGCCACGGCTGGGGATTGGTCGCCGTGCGCCTTGACCGAGCCTTCAAACCGCGAACATGGGCTGCCGCATCCGAGACATGAAGTTGCTTGAGGTTTGATTAGAAGAAGGAGAAACTCTGGACTGGTGAATGGAACAGCCGTACACTAGCGGCACTACCTGGAGGGGTAGATCGGTGATCACGGATGATCGTCATTGCTACGAAGCGGTGCAGCGGCAGGCACGGATGCGGCTTGGTTCTGCCGGTGAGCGATTTCTCCGTGCGCAAGGACGGGAGGCTCCACACGTATTGCCGAGCCTGTGCGTGCCAGTCCGCTCGCGAGTGGAGCGTAGGCAATCCGGATCGCCGCGCCGCTACGGAGCGGGAATGGCGGCAAAACAATCCGCTTGCCGCAAAGGCGTACAGCCTTGTTGGTTCCGCCATCCAGTCAGGCCCGTCCGACATCGACGTTGGCTGGGTGCTGGAGCGGCTGGAGCGTGGCGTCTGCGAGTTTTCTGGCGTGCCGTTCGTCTACGAAAAGCGGCACCCATTCATGCCGTCGATTGACCGGATCGATCCCGCGCAGCCCGGCCACATGAAAGACAACTGCCGCGTGATTCTTTGGGGGCTGAACGGCTTTAAGGGCGCGGCCACCGAGGAGGTGTTTCGGGAATGCCTAGAGAAGGTGCATGCCGCGTTTAACTAAAGATGACAAGCTCCTGTTTCAGGAGTTCGCCGCGGAGTTTCGATCCTGCGCCATCTGCTGGTGGCCGGAGTCGGACATGCGGCGGCGGATGGAGATCCACCACATCTGCGGCGGCTCGGCCCGCAAGCATGACCGCCGAAATCTTTTAACAACCTGTGCGCGCTGCCATGGGTTGTACCACAACGGCAAGATCGACGGCAACTTTCCGGACATCACCAAGGGGATGATCCTCACAGCCAAGAAGGAATCCGATCCCGATCACTACGACCCGGAGTTCCTCGCATGGTTGCGCCATCGCAAGCATCTGGGATACGACCCGCAGCCCATCGATCCGTACTACCTAGAGGAGCGCGAGCGCAACGTCGGCCAATGTCGGAAGCCATGACCTGTCAGGTGATCCGCGTCACGCGGCCGGACACCATCTTGATCCGCACGTATAGCGCGCCCGTCCAGGCCAGCGTTCACGTTCACCTCGTCCTGGAAGGGGTGAAGTGCAAGCGTGCGGCGCGGCAGGAAATCCTGGATTGGATTGAGATCCACGCCGACGCCGAGCGACTGAGCCTCATCACCTGGGAGTGGTTCCGCGATTCATACGGCCGGGTGCTGGGCGATCTGGCGGATCGTCAGACGGGTGAAACCCTGACCCAGTGGCTGATTGACCGCGGGGTCGCCCAGTCCAGGCCCGACCACTATCTGGAAATCCTGCGTTCGATGGTCGCCAGCGAGGAGCCGGACCAATGCTGATCGGGAACAGTGCCAAGACGAACAACTTCAAGTTCACCTTCTTCTGGCCCTCACTCGGAGAGGGCAGGGACTTTGCGTTCGCCAGTCAGGTCGGAACCTGGGTGGGGCAGAACGCCAAGGTGCTGGACAAGAAGCGTCCAGGCGAAGCGGTGCGTCTCCTGTCCGAGCAGTTTGAAGACCTCAAGGAGATCGATGCCATCTCCTTCAACGGCCCCCTGGCGAGGATCCGGAAATGACCGACAGCCGTGCCAAAGGTGCAAGAGGCGAGCGGGAAGCCGCCCGTGCCTGGACTGATGTCTTTGGCGTAGCCGCGCGGCGAGGCCAGCAATATGCGGGTGGAACGGAAAGCCCGGATGTGATCACCGGCATGCCGGGCATTCATGTAGAGGTGAAGCGCGTTGAGGCTGGCAACCCCTACGTGTGGATGGATCAGGCCGTCCGGGACGCTGGCCCAAAGGCTCCGGTCGTTCTTCACCGCAGGAACAACAAACCTTGGCTGCTGATTGTGAGGCTGGACGATGCCCCAAGACTGGCAAAAGCGATTGCTCAAGCATCTCAAGGCGTGGGCGGAGGAGCGGTTCCCGGTGACTTACCCGATCCGGGTCTACCTCCGACCAGCGGCGAAGATGGAAAACCATCTCGGGTTTTTTACCTTTGACGATGACGAGGAACGCGGGGTGATCAGCATCTTGGAAAGCCAAGACCGCGTTGGATTGATTGATACGTTTGTGGAGGAGTGGGCTCACGCCCGCACGGTGTACCTAATCGACACGGAGGACCATGATGAAGACCCATTTCACCATCCCAGTTTCTGGAGCGAGTACGGCCGAATACAGCAGGCCGCAAGGCAGCGAGCTTGGTGACCCGTACCAGGAGATTTGTCAGACCCTGCACACCCTGCTCACCCGGAAGCGTGGATATTACGGCTGCCGGGAGGAGGGGCCGCTGGATAACGCTCTCGGAGTGGCGGAACAGGGTATAACCCCGTGGGTTTATCAGCTCGCCCGAATCGGGGAGAAAGTTCGCCGTTGCGGGGGGCTGCGGGGGGCAATAGTCGATGGGCAGTTTGAGCGGATCAGAGAGACACTTCTAGATATCGCCGGTCACGCAGTTGTGGCCATAGCGGTTCTGGACCATGAGGAACAGGCGAATGAACGTGAAAGTGATTAGCTGGCTGCTGAAGCACCGCGAGCTGCTGCTGGCCGTGGTGGCCGTGGCGAAGAAGTTCGACCGGGACGGCACCTACATCTCCCAGTGGGAGGTGGTGGACGAGATCGCCCGGCTGGTGATCCCGGTCTTTGAGCGGGAGGGCGTGGATGCCGCCAGCGTGCTGGCCTACGACTGGGATGAAACCGACGAGGTGTCGGCATTCGCCCTCGGTGCCGAGGTCCAGGCTATGGGCGTGGACTGGCAGGCCGTGATCCAGATCGTCCTTCCGATTCTGATCGCCATTCTCAAGGCGCTGTCGCCCGATGAGTGACTTCGTCCACCTCCCTCCGTACCGGGTTGATCTCCAGCATGTACCGCATTCGGTACAGGAGGGGGTGGATTGGGCTGTCGCCAGCTACGGGATCCCCGGTCTGTGGAAGCACAGCAAGGGCGAGGGCGTGACGGTGGCGGTGATCGACTCGGGAGTATCGCCACACTCCGCGCTCAAGGATGTGGTGGTGGACTACCGCAACTTCTCTTCGGACTCCAATGTCTACGACACGCTCGGTCACGGGACGCACGTAGCGGGCGTCATCGGTGCCCGGTCTGGTCTGGCAAAGGGCATCGCCCCAGGCGCCAAGCTGATCAGCATGAAGGTGCTGGGTCACTCGGGCATGGGCAGCAACGAAGCGGTCGCAACTGCGATCACCCATGCGGGCGAGGCCAAGGTGGATCTGGTGTGCATGTCGCTCGGCTGTTCCCGGCCGGACGCCAGGGTGCATGACGCGATCCGGCACATCACCTCCAAGGGCGTGATCGTTGTGTGCGCGGCCGGGAATGATGGCGGGGCGGTCAACTATCCCGCGGCATTCACCGAGACGATTGCGGTGGGTGCGGTGGACAAGGATGGCAACGTCTGCCAGTTCTCCTCTCGGGGCAAGGAGATTGTGGTTGCCGCTCCTGGTCAGGACATCACCAGCACGTGGCTCGCGGATGGATACGCGACCATCTCCGGAACCAGCATGTCCGCGCCGTTCGTCACCGGAGTCCTGGCGTTGTGGGTATCCGACGCCAAGAAGACGGGCCAGAAGGTCAGCGGTGCCGCCGCAGTCAAAGCCCTCAGTGAGACTTGCCGAGACGTTGGGCAGCAGGGCAGGGATCCGGAGTACGGCTGGGGTCTGATGGACCCGCACAAACTCTTGAACTACACCGCCACCGCCAGCATTGAGGGCGTGACCATCTTCATCCCCGGGGCCCGCATCCTATGACCGCATCGCAGATTGCCAGTCTGATCGTTGTTGCCGCAGTGACGGCGTACTTCTACCTGCCGAGAATCAAATGGCCAGCATCAAAGCCAAACAGCATGCGGCAAGTCGAAGCCGTGTTGAGCATCAGGGATTCCAGCTCCAGCCCCGAGGTACGCAAGGCATGCACGCAGCTCTTGCAAGCTCTACTCCAGTGAAGCACCTGTTCCTGGCTGCGGCGGTAGCGTTTGCCGCCCTGCAATTTGTCCCCCAGCGGTCGGCCGCACCCGGCCCCGTCGCAACGGCCCTCGCCTCCGCCTCCTCCGCGGATCGGGCCAGAGTCGCCAGCGTCTACGCCTCGCTGGCTGATCTCATCGAACGGGATGGTGGCAAGCTGATCCCCACCACTGCCGTGTGGCGCGCCATCTATGCGGACGCGCTCCGGCTGGCCGCTGGGGGCACCGCCCTGCCGGGCAAATACCCCGGCCTGGACAAGGCTGTTGAGGAGGTGCTGGCCCAGCACTACCCGCTGGACAACCTGCCTATCGACACTGCGATGGCGGGCAAGATTGCCGCCGGATGCCGGGCCGTGGAGAACCAGTGTGAGTGATCGCAAGCGATGCACGCAGTGCCAGCAGTGGAAGCTGCTGAACGATTTCAGTCCGTGCCGAAGCGGTCTGCAACCTGCGTGCAAGCGTTGCCGGAATGAAACGGCAAGAGCCAAGCCAGCGGTGATTGCGGTGGCGGAAAAGGCGTGTATGACATGCAAGCAAACGCTGCCAGCCAGTGCGTTCTGGAAGGCTCGGCACAACGCCACCGGCCTGCAAAAACAATGCAAGGCGTGCTGCGGTGCCCGAAAGGCAACGGTGCGATTTGCTGTCACGCTGTCCGAGAAGACCTGCCGGGACTGTGGCGTCACAAAGCCCGCCTCAGAGTTCTGCATCCATGTCAAGCGAAAGGGTGGCCTGCGGTCGGAGTGCCGGGAATGCACCAGCGTGCGCACCCGGGCCAGCGTCTACAGCCTAGACCTTAACGCTGCGAAAGAGCTGTGCGACCGATGTGACTGTGGAATCTGCGGCGTCACGCTCGCCACACAGGCGGAGAAGCACATTGATCACTGCCACACCACCGGCAAGGTGCGCGGCGTGCTGTGCGGCCCGTGCAACCGAATGCTGAGTAACGCGCGGGACCGCAGTGACGTACTGCTTTCCGGCGCGCAATACCTCCGAGACTCCGGAACGGACAAGGCTCAGAAGGAAAAGATAAGTGCCTGACGACTTTGACAATCCGATGCAGTTGCTCATGGCCTATGAGGATGGGCTCACGGGCTACATCGATAGCCCGCGAGATCGCGGCTTGTTCTCGGAGTCGCAGAAGCAGCCCGTGTATTCGGAGCCCAATATTGCTGGCAGCGGCCAGGGGCAGCGGGCACTTCTATGGCAGTACACGCAGGCGTTAGACCCGCTGTCGTTTACCGAGCGCCAGACCACTGGAGATTGTACGAGCCACTGTTCGCGGAACGCGCGAGACACAAGCCGTGCGACCCAGATTTGCGTGGAGCGACGGCCCGAAGATTTCATTGTGCGCGGGGCGACTGAGCCTACCTACGGTGCGCGTGGGCATGCTGGCGAGGGTATGTCTCCTGCCCGCGCCGCCATGTTTGAGAATGAGGTGGGCTTCCTGATCCGTAAGAAATATGACCCCGTCGATCTTTCGGTGTACAAGTCCACCATCGGCACAAACTGGGGTGGGCGGGGCGTGCCCGAGGATGTCAAGGCACTGTGTCGGCAGAACAAAGTAGGCATCATCCGCCAGCTCACGCGCATCCAAGACGTAGTGGACGCGCTCTTCAACGGGTACTGCGTGGCGTCTGGGCAGTTTGCGGCGTGGTCGCCAACTCCGAACAAGGATCACATTCACCCGCGCACTGGTGGCGGATGGAGTCACGCGATGGCTACGGTCGGCATGGACTTCACCCGTAAGTTCTGGCCTTTCGATGTGTTCTTCATCGCAAATAGCTGGGGCCCGTGGTGTCAAGCGCCAAAGGAATGGCCAAGCGACTACCCCAAGTATCTGCCCGGCATGATTGTGACGAAGGCAGAGGACTGGGAGGTGTGCGTGCGCGGCGGTGACTGCTACGCATATGGATCAGTCGATGGTTTCCCTCCACAGAAGCTGCCCGATTACGGAACCGTAGGACTCCTGCGTCATGGCTGAACTGCTGGCCCTCATTGCCTCTCTCTTCGCAGCCCCGGACATGACGGGCCCGGTCGCAGTCCATGCGTCGTACGTGATCCACACGCAGCAGACCGACACCCCCGCCAAGAAATGCTGCGGCGAATGCAAGGGTGGGTTCATCGTTCACGGCGACGGGCACAAGACCCCCTGCCCCTGCCCGCCGGACTGCGAGTGCAAGGCCGTGAAGCACCCGCCCGTGGTCATCTATCAGAACTGCCCAGACGGGAAATGCCCACCGACCAAATAGTCTTCGACTGCCTGCGGGACACTGGTGCCCGTGGCATGAGCCAGCATTCAGAGGAGATCGCCCTGCTCGGGCTGGTCTTCGCCCCACTGGCGGGTCGGAAGCGGCGGCAGGCGATGCGGCAGGCGTTCGTCCAGGGCCACCCCGAAGTCGGCTCGGTGTTCCTGGTGTTGGTGCTGCCCATCCTCATCTCGGTAATCAGCGCGTGGATAACGAAATGGATTTTAAATCGCAAGGATTTGAGGCACGTTCAAAGCGCGGCGTACGACGCATTAACCGAGCTATCGCCTGCTACGACGGCCACACTTACGTCTATCAGTACCCGCCCGACGAAGCCGACCGAGCCCGACGCATGGTGAAATTGCATGTGGAAGAGGGATCCCTGCATCCGTACGCAGGGCTGATGCTAGTGAGCATGATCCGGAGGGCGGATGATGGAGCTTGAGTTCTGGATGGTGATATTGACCTGCGCTTGCGCGGTCATCCCGTGGGCGTTCAGCATCCACGCCAAGGTGGCTGTGATTGCGAGCGCCGTGCAGGGCCTGCCCGAAGTTGTCGATGAGCTGCGCGACATTCTGCGCGAGCATGAACATCGACTAGACGAACATGCAAGTAAGATCCAAGCTCTCCAAGAAACGACAAAACTACGTCGTTGAGTACATGCCATTGGCCTCAATGCTGGCCAAGTTTTTTGTTCAGACCCGCCCGAGCTGGCAGCGTGGCGTGCTGTTCCCAGACCTTCAGTCCGAGGGATTCCTCGCCCTGACCAAGGCCGCCCGTACATACGATCAGTCCCGGCTCCCGTATCCGAAAGCCTACTTCGCACGGGCGATAATGAACGCCATGTACAAGTGGATCAAGCGGGCTACCCGGCAGCCGTGCGAGTGGAAGCTCTCGCTCATGGAGGCCGAGCAACTGCTGCCGATCACGGAGCATCCCGACTACCTGCGGCTGGCCATCGAAGACCTGCCCGAGGAGGACAGGGAGTTGGCGCAGAGTCGGTTTGAAGACTCGCTCACTCTGCGGAAAATAGCAGAGGAGCAACAGATTTCAGTTCGTCTAGCTTCTGTCCGCAGCCGGGATCTCGCCAGAAAACTGGCGCAATCTTTGGATATCCGGCTTCGGCCGCCCGTACAAGAGTGCGAACATCGGCAACGTGGTAGTACCCGGAACCGTTCTTCCTCACCTCGGGCTTCCGGCAATCCATACAAGCGACGGCGATAGTGTTCCAAGAACACCCAGCCCGGCGCATGACGAGCATGCGGTTGCCGGAAGCCCGCTCCTTGGGTAGCGGCACCCACTTCTGATCCGTGCGTATCCAGCCCCACGGTCTGGTCCCGCCATAGGGCTGGCCCGTCTTCTTTCGGTGGTCGATGCCGCGCTTGATCCGCCTCCCGATCATCTTCCGTTCGTACTGGGAGAACACCGCACCCTGGAGGAACACCAGTTCCCCCTCGTCCGTGGTGAGATCCACGGGGAAGTCAATGATGTGCAGCCTGATCCCCTGCTCCCGCCAGAGCATCAGCGTGGTGGCCGCATCGACCAGGGAGCGGAAGCCGCGGTCCCTGGTGGTGACCACCACCGTGTCGCCCCGTTGCAGCCGATCCCACATCCGCTTGCCTGACGGCCGGTCACGCAGGGGCACGGACCCGCTGACATCCTCATCGGAAAACATCTCGGCCAGCGTCTGATTCGTACGCTTGGCGTACTCCTCCAGCGCCGCCTGCTGTGCCTCGGATGAGGCTTCCTGCATGTCCGTGCTTACCCGGCAGTAACCGTACAGCATTGGTTCACCTGTAGGAGGACCAGAACAACATGCCACCAATGATCACCACTGCCACCATGAAGTCCGCAACTTCGCTCATCGAATGATCTCCACAAGGATACGCAACACAACGATCACCAACTCCAGAATCACTGGGGCATCCGTGCCCATAGGGAATCTCCTTATGCAACGCTGAACTTGGATGGAACACCGTAGGTCAACACAACCTCGGCCACCACCCGCTTGCCATGGGGATCGACATACAACGTCACCTTGCCATCGGCTGGCGGTGTGGGCTTGCCGGAATGATTGACCTCGGGGAAGGCATCGTCGCTTTGCAGCAGCGAGGTCATCACCGTGGGGCCAACCGCACTGGCGAGCTTGAGATACGCAGCCAGCACATCGTCGGCCGAAGCCTTGGAGGTGATCGCAGCATCAATCGCACGCTTGCCAGTCACCAGCGACGGCACACTGACCGGCCAGTTGAAACAAGAACCGACACGGTCCAGGTCAAAGAACCATTGCACAACATCAAGGTCATCCATCAACGCTATCCCTCCTGATCTGATCGGCCCACGCCACAATCTCACTCACCTTCCCGCGGATCACCCAACGCAGGTGATCCTCGTCGGCCCATCCCTCCGCTAGAAGGATGTCCATGTACTTCGCCAGCCTGGGGGAAGCCAGCACACGTTGCCGAGCTTCGGAGTACAAAGCGGCCGACTCAAATGGGCGCACACACCTCGGGCCGTAAGTTATCCAGCCATCCATCACTCACCTCCTCACGTATCCAAGAAAGGAAACTGCTCCCTCGCAAACTCTGCATCCGCCTCACGGCCAAGCAGGCCCTGCACCAAACGGAATGCGGCAAGGCATCCGCTGTTGAAGCCGTGCTGCCAGTTGCTGTCATCAGACCGCAGCTCTTCTAGGTCGGCAGACCATGCCGCCTCTACCCGCTTGCGCCCCGCCGCGCTGACCGGATTGTCCGGCGTGGTGCGGGCATACCAGACAAGGTCGAAATACTTCTTCTCCCAGGCGTGAAGCTCAACGGCAAATTCAGACTTCTTCATCTTGCTTCTCCAGGCTTCGGGTGTCATCGGGCGGTAGCATCCAGTTGCCCGCCGGATACCAGACTACGGCCGGGCCTATCCAGGGTTGGTTCAGGCATCCAAGCGGCAGATCGGACGGGCCTAGACGCCGATGCTCCCAGCCGTATCGGGTGCCCCAAACATCATGCAGTGCGTAGGGGGCGCCGAAGTGTAAGGTCAGCTCGGCGCATCGGTGGGACGCACCGCAATCTGCGATGGACCGGCGGTAAATCTTGGCGGCTTTCATCACTCACCTCCAGGGTAATCGCTAGGGTACGGCGCAGTCGGCGCGGCTGGCTTGTCCTGCCCGGCGAACGGCTGCCACCACGGAGCATCCATGCGATCTACCACGCCGGGCGATTCCCCGCAGTGGATCAGGTGGTGAGACACCGGATCGTCAGGGGCGTATGCATACGTGCCACGCCATACGCCGATGTCAGGCCCGTAGTAGTAGATTGTCTGACCAGCCACGGGCAGCCGGTCGAAGAAGCTAACCCAACCGTCCATCGCTCACCTCCCTTTTGTTAATCCATGTGCCTTGTCCCAAGCTCCAGCCAGGGGGACAACCCAGCGTGCCTCCGCCCATGCGAACGGCGGTGAAACCTCCTGCCTCTCACCATCCGCGCCACGCACAAACCAGCGGATGCTGTCATGCCGCTCCTCGCTGGGGTCAATCGCCTGATCGCCAGAGTAGTACAGGGCATGACACATGCGTACCGTCTGCATGGCACTGGCGTCGGACAGGAACAGCCCCAAAAGCTCGCAGGCCGGGTGCGGATCGACACTGCTAGTCTCCGACCAGCAGCCAAACTGCGGGGCCCAAACCTCGGGTCGCTTCTTCTTAGCCATCACTCACCTCCATTAAGGGACGCAGTCCACACGCCAAAAGAATGCATCGGCCTGGGGATCTGCCGAAGGAACGCCCACAGCCGGGGCATGTCGCTCTCATACTGCTCGCGGACACACTCGTTCTCGGGTGTGTACATGTCGGTAAACATGATGACCCGGTCGGCATGGATGCGGGCGCCATACAAAGAGTACACGCCGGATGGGCACACCCGCCCGTCCAGGTCGAACCCGATGCCGATGCAGTCCTCGTCTGCATCGCACCAATGCTCCGTGATCACATCATCGAACGGCAGTAAGGAAGCCGCCTGCTCTAGCAGGTGTGGCACTTTCTTGCGAACCTCATCTAAGAACCTGTACTCAGCAGCGTCAGTCTTCTTGGCCGCAGTCTTCTTCTTAGCCATCACTCACCTCCCGTGAACGTGCAGTAGTTTGTCGATCAAGGAATCACACCAACTCTTCACTTCTTCCAGCACAGCAACGGCCTCGCCATGATCAGCGACAGTGCTTGTGCTTGCGCTTCCGCCGTCTGCCACGGACTCCAGCAAATCGTACAACGCACGGTACTCGGACTGCCCGACCGCATCTGGGTCAGGCATGTGGTAGTCACCGATCTTTAAGGTCATCACTCACCTCCCTCTGGAAACACCTCGGTCAACAGCCACTGCACACGCTTATGCTCGTCGGCATAGCCCTTCTTGTCAGCCGCGGATAGTCCGCTGGGCTGCGTCTCGGTTAGATACTGCTGCCACACCAGAAGGGCACTGCGCATGGTGGGCAGGCAACCTTCCAGCTTGATGCGATTGACGGCATCCATGATGTTGGCACGCACAGATTCAACGCTCATCACTCCCTCCTCAAAACGGTATTGCTTCTGCCTCAGTCGGCAACTTCCGCAGTATATCCACCGCCGAGGCATACGCAGCCTGGGCGTACTCATCTTCCCCGAACATGACGATGTCTCGGGCATCCTCCATGTCCCGCTCCACGGCAGCCCGCAGATAGGCAAGCTCCGTGAGGGTCAGCGTCACTGTGATCATGCGTCCTCCAAAAGAAAACGCCGGATCTCCTGGTAAAGGTCCGGCGCCACATGCTTCAGTTCAGCCTCCGCCAGCACAAGCAGGCGAACGGCCTTGTCTACCAACTCGTCAGTCCAATGATCGCTCCTTGCCATTGGTTCCCTCCATGGGTTCTGTCTGGTAACGTCGCCACGCCGATCCCTCCGGCCACAAGCCACCCGCCCACTCCAAGGCATTGGGCCACTGGTCGCTCTTCAGCCAGCGACTGAGCTTGGGCACCCAATACTGGGTGTAGCGGGGTGTGAATCCCAGCTTCTCCAGGCTGGCCTCCAAGATGGTGTGGTTGTCCTCGCCCGGCACGTAGATGAACTCGCCTTTGCGTGGGTTCTTCTTGAGGACGCCGCATTGCAGGGCGATATCCAGTGGGTACTCCACCCACGGGGTGTCATCATCTACTATCTGTCGCAGCGCGAGACGTTTCTTGCGTGGCATCACTCACCTCCAAATGCCTTCTTGATCGCAGCCTGGGCCATCATAACCGCATCGTCCGCAGACTTGGTGTAGTTCTGTGTGCCAAACTCCTCGTCCATCCGGATCAAGGCGGCCAGGAGATCCGGCGCTGCGGACACCAAGAACCTGTCGGCCACAACGCCGGATACGATCTCAGCGACAGGCTGCTGCTGATCTTCGTAGGCATAGACCGTATCGCTCGGCCCGCCACGCTCATCGGGCTGAATGCCCCACGGCCCCGGCGTATGACTCATCACTCCCTCCCTTCTGCTTTGGCGATGGCCTGATCGCAGCCGTGCAGTCCATCGCTTTCGATAAGTTGATCCACATAGGTAGCGTCCAGCATCCGCCAGTCGCCGTCTGCCAACTGCTCAAACACTTCACGCATCCGCTTCAGCGTCGCAAGCATCTCCGGTGCCGCCGCCAGCAACCTCTGGCTCTCTCTCTTGTCTCTCCCCCGCAGGAGGCTGGGGTACTCACTGTCTGGGTATGGCATATGAACTGCTCCTGGGTTACGACGAACACCATCCGCCGATGACAAAGCCCTCGGCAAACTGCACGGCGACTGGCGGCTCCCACTTGTCATGGTTTTCCATGACGTACTGAATCGCCTCTTCCTGCGTGGCGAGCGTCGGGGCATGCCATTGGATTGCTCCGGTCAGCATCCCGATGCACCCGCTGTACGAATCCCCGTTCTCCCGCAGGCTTGTGTCCACATCGGACATCCACTGCGTGAGGATCTCGCTCTTGTCGAAAGTCCGGTACGTTCTGAAGTCGAACACTGCTCCCACGGACTGGCTCCCTCTGCAACAGATAGGCCATCGCCTGCTCGCCAACGTGGCGAGTGTACGCAGGCGGGAAGCCTTCCTTTAGTTCGTTCCAAGAGATCAGGCGGGTCACCCCCATGGCGGCGCGGCCTTCCTCTACCGTCTTGGCAGTGGACCCACCGATCACCAACTTACCCGTCTTCTTGCACACGCCTTTGCATGTGTCCCCCATGGTGTGGTACACGCCCACGGGTTTGCCTTGCTCCTTGTGCTTGCAGCCCGACCCGACCAGCGGGAAGGATGCCAGGAACAGGCGATGCCTGCGGACCTTGAGCCCGTAGGCAGAGCCGCATTCGATCACCGCACCTTCCATCCCGGGTGCGCCGACCACATTCTCCACAACCCACGGCACGCCGCAGTCACGCAGCAGCTCAAGGGTTGGGGTGAGCAGGTCATCGTACTTGCTCTTCCCGCCCTGCGCTTCCCGCAGATGCTTGGCCCGGGTGTGTGCTTGGCACGGCGGCGATGCGTGGATCAGGTCGAACTCACGCAGATACTGCCGATCCTCCAACGCATCCAGCGCGCTGCCCCGATGAAACTGAAAGGGGTAACTGGGCTGGAACCTCACATCCCATCCGACCACATCAAACCCGGCTTCGTAGTACCCATCTGCCGCCATCCCTGCTCCACAGTACAGGTCCAGAACCCGCATCCTTACACCTCATGCTGTGCGTACTCGTCCCATAACGCCCGCTCCACATCGACCAAGTGCCCCGTGTATTCAGACCGATCCACATGCGTGAAGAACTGGCCGTCTTCCAGCCATGCAATCACGCCCGGGTCATACACCCGCACGGATAGCACGTTGTCCGGCACATAGCCGAACGTGTTCTCCAGCAGGTCGGTGAAGTTCTTGTCCCGTGTGCGACCTGTCTTCTGCCATTCTTCAAAGGTCATCACGCAATCTCCTCTTCTACCTCGGCCTCAAAGTGCATCCACGCCGTGTCAACCAGCGACTCGGGGCACAGGCCAGACTGATCTGCGAGGTGCAGCAGGTTAGCAATCAGGTCGCTGATCACGGTCGGCAGCTCATCGTCCACGGACAACCAGGATGCATCAGCAAACGTGTCGCATGCCTCCCTCGCCCGTGATGCGCGCTCTTCGTTTTCGGTCATCACGCAATCTCCAGTAGGTGAATGATGTCGGACAGGACAGACTGCACATGCCGGACCTGAATGACATCGGGATCATCGTCTGGCCGCGTGAACTTCCGGAGCCTGCGATCCAGAGTATCAATCCGTTCTTTCAGGGCATCGCTCAACTCATCGGCCTGCTCGTCGGTCAGTTCAATCGTTGGCATCGATCACCTCCAGTCCGTGGCTGCCGCGCAGCCCGGTGTAGATAAGAATCTGGCCGTCGTTGTCCGTGTGAATCTCTGCCACGGGGAAGAGATGCAGGATCAGCGACTCCAGTTCGTCGTAGGTCAGGTCTAGATGCGGGCAACGCCGCACCAGATCGGGGATATCAGCCGGCATTGGCAGCCTCCTTTTCGTAGACAGCAGAATACCACCCGGTGCAGTCTTCCACCCAGAACCCAGCCGCCGACAACGCATCGGCCAACTGTTCGATCTTCTCATATTGCCTGCCGTCATAGTTCACATACGGCCAGAGCGGATCACCCTGGTAGTGCTGAAGGATGAGCAGGGCACCCTTGCCATACTCACCATCGAACTCTGACCGGGTGTAGCAGACAAAGTCCCGGCCCAGCACCGACTCAATCACGGCTGCGGCTCGGGCCATCTTGGCTAGGTCACATGATGTCATCGCATACCTCCTCGCACCTTGCGGTACAGTTGGATATTCACAACCTCCCAAGAGATCACCAGCCGCACGGCATCCCAGTGGTCGTAGCCACTGCGCCGTAACAGGTCGTATCTACGCTGCGTGATCGCAGTCATCGCTCACCTCCTCATCTGGAATGCTGTCATTGGCTGCGCTCACTTGCTGTAGAAGTCTGTCGCCAACAGTCCGAAAGTATGGTCCGTCTCCGCATGCGGACAAGTAGTGGAAGCAGGCCCGCTCTAGCACAAGACGCTCCTCTGCGTCGAACGCTGCCCAGCGAACAATTGGCGAGACATCGGCGCTCATCGCTCACCTCCTCGGGTCATGCACCTAGCCCACGCGGTACGGCCTGCCATCGGGATATCGCAGGCCCACCATCGAAGCATTCTGTTCAAAGGCGTAACATGCGGCACGTTCTGCAAGCCGCTGGTAGAAGTCCCACTGATCGGCGCTCTCCAGCATCTGGTCGTACGCGGTCATTGTCCCCATGGGGGAGGAGTGAGTCCGCTCGGCCACTGCCTTGCAGGCATCCTTCATGGCGAGGAACAGCCACATCGCTTGGTCGGCAGTGCATGTGAAATGCAGCCCCTGCCAGGATTCGCTGGTCGCAACCGGCTCGGTCTTACGGTCTTCCATTGCGGTCTACCCATCCCATCTTTACGGGGTCATCGTCCTCCCACTCCTCATCGCATGGCACACAAGGCTCGTACGCATCGGCATAGGCCGCATCCAGTGCGTCCAGTTCTGCGTTGAGGGACGCCAGCTCCTCTGCGGTCAGGTTATCCCTGTACTTCTGCATCGATCACCTCCTCCGCGTCGATAGTATACATCCATCCACATGCCCGACAGCAGGCATGCCACAGAGAGCCAAGCGGGGCAGCCCATGCCACCTCGCAGCAGTCACACATTGGGCACTCACTCATCGGAAGCCTCCGTGTATTCGGACTCGTCCAGTTCGCGGGATGCCGTGGGCTCCAGTTCGCCCTTGTCGGCCTGCTCTGCCAGATATTCCAAGGCCGCAGCCAGAGCCTCTTCATATGTCTCGGAAGCCTGAACGCACATGAACGTGAACTCCCAGACTTTCTCAGGCATTGGGAACCTCCTCCAGTTTGCGAACGGCATCGACAGCCGACTGCAACTCCCGCACGCAGTAGCGCAGGTGCGAGAGAAGTTCTTCGGCATCACTGGCTTGCTCGTACGCGCCGATGAGCAGCGAATTCAGCGATTCGCTCCAGTCCCTAGTGGCAAGGCTGTGCCCGCCCAGCCGCCTGCCCAATGGCAGGCCGTCTTGGCTGCGGTTCAGCGCATCGAACACTGCGTAGTCATGCATTAACCACCTCCTTCAGCCCGTTGTCCCAGGCATAGTTGACCGCATCCTCGGACTCATCCACCCGGATATCGTCCACCAGAAACCACCGGGCCATGAGGTTGCGGGCAGAAGCCTCGGCCTCATCGATGGTGGCAAACCGCAGGCCGTTTCCAGCCCATTCACCCTGCACATAGACCATCGGTCGGAAACTCATTCGTCTTCCTCCTCGCACGGAACCGGATCGTCCTCAACCCACACCCAACACTGGACGTAGGCTCCATTGTCGGCACCCATAGAAACCTTGGCATCGCTGTCGATCTCAAGCTCGCCGTCGCGGACCAGAGTCTCGCGGGCACGTTGTAGATACCACGCCTCATCGAAGTGGCTCATGTGTCATCCTCTTCGGAGTCATCGGCCTTAGTCGGCAGGCACTCCCTGATCGCAGCACCGCCTGCCTCAATCATGGCGAGTTGAATGTGATCCTCGTTCTCGTCCAGAAACTCGTTGCATTGCTTAGTGGTCCAGTTGGGGCGCACATCCTTGATGTCCTCGGCACGCCAACAAATCTCGGCGTATCGCTTGCGTCTGCTAGACATCGCTTACCTCCAGGCCCAGCTCGGCGCGGGCTTCCGCATCCCACAGTTCCGGCTGGTTGTTCTCACATCTGAGGGCATACTCCTGCCCGGCCTCATCACCGAAATGGGCCTCCACTGACAGGTACGATCCGAAATCATGTGGGTTGGAGCGGATCACCAGATCACAACCCTCTGGCGGCGCACCGAACAGCCGCTTCAACTGCCCGACGTAGGCCCGGCATTCCGCCCGAGCCTGTCGCATGTAGCCTTCCCGGCCGACCGAAGCGCAGTCCTCCCCGTATGGGGCAGAACCCAGGTACATAACGTCACGCATGGTCACTCCTCATACTTGTAAGAGCCACAAGAGTTGCCATTGGAATCACGGAGCCCGCCCTCCTGGCTGCCGTCTTTCTCCACACCCCGGGCGATCAGCCGCAGCAGGCGAGCCACCTCGCAGGATGGGTCATCCTCAAACGCTGCGTTGTCGCACTCAATCTCCACCAGAAACCGCATGTCTCACCCCTTGGTTGCAAGGTAATGCCGTACCAGTTCTTCGATGGAGATATCCCGGTATCCTTCGATCCGGTCACCCCACTCATGCTCGGCGTCTTGCTCTGCGGTGGAGAACCGCACCACGCAGTCCTGCACCGCATCCCATGTCTCGCAGTCACCGAGCAGGACAAAGCACCTGCCCTGCTCCAGGTCAGTCAGCTCCGGCATGGGCAGTCTCCTTGTGGGCCTGGGTCATGAGGCGTTCTGCCTGCTTGGTGCGGGGGATCACACGCCACCCGTCGAAGTTGCGGGCCAGCGGGCCGACGACCCACGCCCCCTTGTATTCCTCCACATACCGCCGCTCCCCGCACCAGTCACGGGAGCCGACATCGCTGATCGGCGCACCGAAGACCGGCTTGCCGCCGCGCTTGGTGGCCAACCGGTTGACGGCATAGATGAACGCAATGCACTCGCCGCCGTCCCACGGGCCGTCATCGAACCGAAACTGCATGTCACATCTCCTCGCCGGGAAACAGGTAATCCACACCCACGCCCAAGGTTTCCGCACCGTTGATGCGGTGGATCCCGTTGGACTCAAAGTCATCCCCCACCAGAACGGCCCAGGCGTCGAACACCTGCCCGGCGGTGGCATTGGCATCCGCCAGCACCACAGGGAACTGGGTGGGGGTGAAAATCCCCTGCGCTCCGACTGGACGCACCAGCACGGACGCGATGTACCGATACCGCTTCTGCATGTCACACCTTCACTTTCCGGTTGTAGGAACCCACCCCACGCAAGGCCCGCACAGCCTTGCCAGCCTCACTGCCCGGCGGCTGAGTGCCGTGGATCAGCAGGGCAAACGACCCGCCAGTGAGCGAGTACGCATGGCTGTCATCATGGTCGATAGCCAGCCGCAGCCGTTTGGCCTTGGCCTCGCTGTAGACCACCACAGCCTCGCGGAACCCCTCGCTGTCGATTAGGTGGTCAAACCGACCGCCCCTGCTGGCAGTCAGGGCCAGATTCGCAGGCAGGATGTCCCGCCGCTTCTGCCAGAACGACAACATCTTGGTGTAGGCATACAGCCGCAGGTCGGGCCTGCGTTCGCACACCTCCAGCCACGCATCGAAGTAGTTGAGGATCTTGAAATCCCCAGCCACATGGATGCGAATCACCGCTGCCCGGTCAGGCAGAGCCTCAACCAGAGCCGAGGCACACTTCATGGGCGACTCTGCCGCAAGCGACAGGGCCGCATCCATGTTGGCCTTACGAAACTTGTACACATCCGTGTACTGAGCCTCTTGCGAGGCCGAAAAGCACCGGAACAACGTGTGCTTCCCGTCTTGAATCTTGCGTTTGCCGCGTCCGTACTCCACAGCCCAAGACTTACAGTCCTTGGCTGCGGGACAGGTCACTCCTGACAGCATGTCAAAGGAGTAGACCTTGACGCCCAAACGCTCCTGAAGACGGCGGAGCTTGGCGTTGGCCGGTGCATATGCCAGTCGCATACGCACCTCCGTTGATAGAACCGACTACCGAACGGCAGCCGAACCCGGACAGCAACACGGAATAACCCCCGGAGGGGCTGTCACTGCCCGGGATCGGATCCCGTCACACACCTTCATCCCTGTCCGCACAGGCATCACACTGGTATCCCCGGCGAACATCCGCGGGGGTCAGTCTGTTGGGCTCTTTGCACGTTGGGCACGGGTGAATCCGAGGATTCCCCTTGGTGGCCCGACGCAACGCAGACCCAGGCCGGGCGAACTGCGAACGATCCTCATCGTCCATAGTGTCACCTCATATGCTGCCCGCATGCGGATAGAGTAATACGTTACTCCCCGCATTGCGAGCGTTACACTCACACTCACACTCACCGCACAACATATACAGCGGGACGCACAAAAAAATCTTTCGCACGGAAGGATTTTTTTCGTACGCTGACCGCAGACAGAATCTGCGCCAGTGTGAGCGGCACACCCCCGGAAAACCGGGAGAATGCCCGTGAATCGAACAAGCGAGCGAACAAGCGAACAAGCGAGCGAAAGGCTCACTCACTCACTCACTCACTCACACTCACTCACTCACTCTCACAACACCTATACAGCGGGACGGCGAAAAAAATCTTGGGAAAAATCTTTTTACTACTTTCGCCCGGGAAATCGGCCGATTGTAACGGGGTCCGATTGTGCTACATTCAACGGACCGCCCGGGGGACTGTCTCCCGGGGGTAACACTTCCCGAGGGTTTGACCATGCAACCGATTAGCCTGTATTTCGCCCACAACGGGGCTTCCTGCGAATGGCCAATGCGGCCCTACGATCCGACGGACCTTCCGCCCGAGGATCATCTGACGATCCGCGACCGCTTCGCCCGTGACGCCCAGCGGGACGGGCTTTCCGAGGATGCGGCGCAGGAAGCGGCCAGCGCGTTCTATCTTCACTGGCTGGGGCGTAACTGGGGAGCCCGCCAGATTCCCCGGGGGGATCATGCCCGGGCTTACTACAGCGTACGGGCGTACGCTCGGCGGTCAGGATGGCACGGGTTCACCGGCAACCGGCGTCAATCGACCGCCAAGCGGGTTCCCCGGGGGAGCGATGGCAAGCCCGTCAAAATGAGTGTGGCCAAGATTGCAGCGGGCGAGATTCAAGCCCGGGAGAGGGCGAAAGCCCGGGCCGCCTTCGGACCCGCCAGTGTGGCCGAAGCGGTGGAGAGGATCGCCACAAGCCCCGCGTTAGGCCGGAAGGCGTACCGCTTGGCCAAGCGTCTTGGGCTTCCCGGGGTCCGGGAGTTGGTCCGTGAGGCTTGCGGGTTCTCGGCGGAGTGACAGCGGCATAGGGCGATCATCGAACCCCGGGGGGCTTGCGGGCTTCCCGGGGTTTTTTTCGTTGAAGTGTCGATGCATCCCGACATGTCGCAGTGTCGATTGTGGGCTGTCTCAAAATGAGACTGAGGGCGGGATGCCCGTTCCGCCAATATCCCGCAAGCGTAACCCGTTGCAGGCAAAGGGGTTACGACACGGGCAGGAGCGAAGAGACGCACCCCCCGAGGCCCCCCAGCGCGTCGCGCGTATCAGGTCATATCCACCCCTGGATTTTTTCACCCTACTAGCCCCCACATGTCGTTTCCCGCTCTCCCCCGTGTGTCGCGGCCTTTTGTCGCCGTGTGTCGCTCGCGTGGAATCGCCGTTCTCCGCCTGCTCTCGGGCCTCTGTGTCGCAATGGTCGGTATGGAGTCTCTGCTCACCGACATCGTCTGGCTGGATTGGGAAGACGATGACCTGCTGTAAGTGCTGCTGCGGGAATGTGGACTGCACTGAAGGCCAGGAAGGCAAGTGCTGCTGCGGTGGCATCTATGGCGAGTGCTGCCAGGAGGGCGAGTATTGCTGCTCGGGGGTGTGCGAGCCCAGTCCGTGCTGTAGCGGGACTTGCGACGAGGACGCTGACTGTTCTGAGGGCTGCGTCTGCGTGGACGGGGAATGCGTGCCGGGCGATGGCTGCGGCGGGCCTTGCCAGTGGCAGCCGGTCTGGGTTGGTGGATTCTGGGAGAACGGCTGGGAGCTTCTGGCGGGCTGCAATGAGGGCTGCGCCTGCGACGAGCCGACTGTGGAAGATGTGGGAACCGAGGCGTATCCCTTTCAGGAGACTCCGTATGAGACTCCATGTAGTTCTTCGTCTGGTCCGCTGGCCGTGGAGTTTGGCCCCGGCGCGGAGCTGAAGTCGCTGCTGAGTTATCTCGGCATCACAGCCACGCCCTCTTGCCCCTGTAACCAGCGGGCCAAGGTGATGAATGAGCGCGGCTGCGATTGGTGCGAAGAGAACATCGACACCATCTCCGGCTGGTTGGAAGAGGAGGCCAAGAAGAGGAACCTCCCGTACGTGCATGCGGCGGGCAAGATGTTGATCCGCTTGGCGATTCGCCGGGCCAGGAAGAAGGGCAATGGTTCAGTATGAATATGCAGTTCAACGAAGAGCGGCTGAAGGGCTACAGGCCGTACCAGTTGTTCCCAGAGGATCTAGGTGCGGGGCTCCCAGAGACGGCCGCCGATGCCGAGGTCGCTTCTTGGCCTGCCGTTCCGGCGATGATCGGGCCACAAGGAGCCGTTGTCCGTCCGGTGGCAACGAACGCAGCCAAGCCGACCTTGGACGTTAATGACATCTTCCCCGGCTTGCCCTCCAGCTCGCCACCGCCGATGGATCCGCAAGAGGCCATGCGGCAGCTTCGCATGGAACGTGCCCGGCAGGCGTATGAGCGGCGGTTTGGCATGCACAATCCCGCGGGCGCTTCGCTGGCTTCGCAAGGCAGCCAGGAAGGCGTTGATTATTTGTTAGAGCGAATCAAGCGTGCCCGTGCAGACGGCACCTATAAGACTGGTAACTACAAAAGGAGAGCCTGATGGATAGCCCCAATGCTCGGTTGAATAACTTTATTGCCCGATCAGGCGCCGGGACCGACGCCGCCGGTCGGACGGTGTATACCGGCCCTGGCATGATGTACATGGGGCCCGGGGAATTCGCTGCCACCCGCGCGGTGCATTCGGGCCTGGAGGCGGATGCGTCCGCGAGCGATCCGCAAGGTCAGATGATCCGCCAGCTCTTGGATCAGCTCGCCCGCAAGGAAGGCCGCAGCACCTTCCAGTTCACGCCGCCGCAGCAGCCAGCGCAGGGGAACCAGACCTACAGCTACACCGAAGACAACCGCCGTGGATAAGGACGGCGACAAGGTCCGGCAGTTGCGGCGCGGGTTGTGGGACAACATCCGTGCCAAGCGGGAGCGTGGTGAGGCTCCTGCCAAGCCTGGGGACAAGGACTACCCCGACAAGAAGCAGTGGAGGAAGCTGAGTGGACAGGGACGGCGACAAGATTCGTAGTCTGATTCCCAACCGTCCCGTCAGGGACACGCAGGGCGGCAAGAAGTTTGTTGTCCGCGCCAAGGTGGGGGATCAGGAGCGGCTGGTCCGATTCGGGGACTCCAGCATGGGGCACTACAAGGAAGGCTCCTCTGACCGCGGGCATGGGGATGAGGGGCGTCGGGCCAACTTCAAAGCCCGGCATAACTGCGACGAGAAGACCGACAAGCTAAAGCCCGGTTACTGGTCCTGCAACTGGAGCTGGTGATGGCCGATGAACTCCGTGCCGGGAATCGCCCGTGGTTTCCTCGCTCTAGCCGCAACTTCTCGCTCGGCAACATCACGGAAGATGTGACTGACTGGTATTACCAGAGTCAGGCTGCCTCGGAGGACCGTGCCCGGCAGGCTGCGGCGGATGCCATCAACCCGCAGTTGAACACACAGGAGGGTTCGGCGGCATACCGCTTTGACCCGCAGCGGCAGCTCGGCCGATATGTGGAGGCGCTGGTCCAAGACGTTTCCGCTGGCGTCCCAACCCCTGCGGCGCAAGAGACGGCTGGGTTTCAGAGCCCGTTCCAGCGACCCAAGCTCCCGCAGGCGAGGCAGTCTGGCCTTCAGCAGGCGGAGATGATGGAGCAGATGCTCGCGGCGTACGGCAAGCCGGTGAACGGCATGTTTCCTTCGGCTTGGCGACAGTTGCCCGAGGAGCTGGCGCTGGACATGTACGCCTATGCCGCCAACCAAGACGGGTATAGGGATCGCCTGACAAGTCCGACAGAAACTACGGGAGTCTTGGGTGAGGGTTCTCCCGTCAACACTGCGTTGACATGGGGGCAGTCGCTCCCGTCCACGCTGTATGCCATTGGGGAAAACGTCGGCAACGCCGCGGACTATGTGACGAGCAAGGCGATGGGCGGAACTCCTGGCGTTCAGTTCCCAGACGCGGGAAAGAATCTGGCATATGCCGCCAACACTCTCACGGCTCCGGGGCAAGCGATGGCCGAGGCTGTCGGCTACGCGCCGCAGGCAGGCGAAGGTCACTCCGCGTGGTCGGACATGAAGGATACGCGGCAGGATTTTGATGCCGGGGTGAACTGGGGGCAGATGGGATACAACCCAACGCCCTACGGAACGACCATGTACGACGCCATGCAGTATGGCGGCCTGTCTGACGAGGCGCAGAGCGTCGATCTCCAGGAGGGCAAGGACTACTTCATGGGCCAGGGGGTGCCGGAAACCCCGGCGTACTTCCTGGGCATGGCGACCGACGATCTCTTCAACCCCGTGTTTGACGCTCCTGGGATCGCAGCCGCGAGCAAGTCCGGAAAGCTACTCCCCATCGCCAAGCAGATCGGCATTGAGTTCGCTCCCGGTCAAGTGATGACCGGCATGAGCATGGCCGCACAGATCCGTGCCAAGCAGTTGGAAGATCAGGCGAGGCAGGACGCACTGATTGGGAGGTTGCGGTAATGGCAGGACCGGGAGCAGTCGATGACGTACTGCGAGCCATCGCTGGGCAGGCCGAGCAGCCCAAGTACATCCGGGCCTACCACGGCAGCCCGTATGACTTTGACAGGTTTGATGCCAGCAAGATCGGCACCGGGCAAGGGGCGGCCCGCTATGGCTACGGATACAACTTCGCTGGCGCGGAAAGCACTGCTGATACATATCGCAGAAGTCTGTCTGCCTTGAACCGCACGCCAGAGGAAGAGGCACTGGAGCTTTGGCGTCGGCATGCCGAAATGTCTGGCGACCCCAAGCGAGCGTTGCTGGATGCCATGGATTACGCCGAAGGGGCTATGGCGAGGGCGAAGAGCCTTCCGAATGAAGATGCTGCCGACCTATGGGGCGATGTGATGGGGCACCTATACGGCGTTGATTATCGCCAGCCGCTGCCACGCCGCCCCGGCCACTCTTACGAAGTGGAGATACAGCACCCAGAAAGAGACTTGCTGGACTGGGAGGCTCCCATGTCTTTGCAGCCGGAAGCAGTGAAGAAGGCGTATGCAGGCCGAGGAGGTTCCTACCGAGGCATGCTGGACGAGCCGGGTGATGGTGCAAGGCTGTGGAACAACGTAAAGGCTGGAAGTCGGTCGCCATTGCAAGCAGCCTACGAAATGTCTCTAAGCGGCATCCCGGGAATTAAATACCCAGACTTCGACCCGCGACAGCGCGGCACTGGGTCGCTTAACTACGTCATGTTCCCCGGCACCGAAGACTCCATCCGCATCCTCCGCAAGTACGCCGTTCCCGGTGCTATCGGCGCGGGGGCTGCCAGCGGCATGCAGGGCGAGCAATGAAGCACATCATCCACATCAACCAGCACGTTATCCGCCGGAACCAAAAGACCGGCGAGCGCGAGCCGGTGATCACGGTCAAGAACTACAAGTCGAACCGCTACGGCCACTCGGTGCGAATCGACGGCCCCTGCGTGATCCGGTATGAGCCAGACCACCCGTTGTCCTGCGGAGCCCGGGTGTGGGTTGAGACAGAGGCTCCCGTTGAAGTGGCCGACGAGGCGCCCGTAACAAGTTAGGCCCCTGCTAGACATTGGTCTTCTAGATCCCCCAACCCCCGATCTAGGATGACCATGGCTGACGAAGACGTTCTGAACGACGCGCCGGTATCAGAGGCTCCCGAAGCCCCTGTCTCCGAGGCCCCGCAAAGCGCTCCGGCTGAGTACGGCGGTTTCGACACGCCCTATTCCGCGTTCAAGGCGCTGCCGGACTTCCAGGGCCAGGACGATCTGGCCATCGCCCGCAACCTGTATCAGGCATACAGCGGGTACGGCGAAGCCCAGCGGCAGCTCCAGCAGTACCAGAACATCATTCCGCACGCCACGGAATACCTCCAGAACAAGCAGGCGTATGAGCAGTGGAAGGCCGCCCAGGCGCAGGCCCAGGCGCCCAAGCCCGCCGAGAAGCCGAAGTGGTGGAACCCGCCCTCGGTCGATGATTCCTACAAGTCCTGGATCATCCGCGACCCTTCCACGGGCAAGGAAATCATCGCCCCCGATGCTCCCTATGAGGCCAAGGTCGCCCTCCAGAAGTATCAGGCGTACACCGCCGACTTCGCCCGCAAGTTCGTCACCGATCCCGAGAACACGCTGAAGCCCTTCATTGAGGATGTGGCGCGGCAGAAGGCCGAGGAACTTGTTCAGGCCCAGCTCGGGCAGTACACGGCGAAGAACTACGTTCAGTCGCTTGAGCAGCAGAACTCCGACTGGCTGTACGACCAGTCCGGAAACATCAGCCGTGAAGGCCAAGCCATTCAGGCGTATATCCAGCAGGCTTCCGAGATCGGGATTTCCAACCCCGAGGCCCGCTGGAAGTACGCCACTTCGATGCTGCAACGGGATCTTCTGAATCTCCGCTACCAGCAGTTGTCATCTGCCCCGCCCGCCATGGCGCAGGGTTTTGCCGAGCCTGCCGCGCCACAGGCACCCCCGGCTGACCCAGTGGCACAACAGAACATGCAGTTCCTTCGGGAGCGTGCAACCCGTACCCCGAATCGGAGTGCAGGAACCAGTGAGCCTCGGGCACCGCGCCAGAGGATGAGTTTTGAAGACCGGCTGAAAAGCCAGCTCGTAACTGATGGAGTCATCTGATGAGCAGTAGTGTTGACTGGGCTCGTTCAATTGCTACGACGATTGTAAATCACCTCCGGGAAGAGGAAATTGCATCGCTTCGTAAGTATAAGTTTTTCGCCGCTCTGGAAGGTGCCGGGCAGATCCGGACCAACATGAGTGGCCGTGGTTTCGACTGGGAAATCCAGTACCGGAACCACAATCCCAGTGGTAACAATGGTGAGACTCCTCGCAGCTTCGCACGCGAGAATCTCTGGAAGAAATTGGAGTTGGAGTACCGGGGAGCGCAGGTCACCGACGCGATCTACAAGCGTGAAATGCTTGAGAACCGTTCGGCCCAGGCTCTGGTCCAGGTCGCTGGCAAGATGGCGAGCCGTCTGCTCACTTCGATGGAGCAGTACCTCGCCAAGGAGTGGGTGCAGGACGGTTATGCGTCGGGCAATGAGCTGCGGTTCCACGGCATCGAATCGTTCATGGGTGCGACCCAGACGATTGATTCGACTGCCACGGGCTACAGCCCGCGCTCGTCCAACGCGGCTGACCCGTTCTTCGCCCCCAACGACACCTATGCCGGTCTTTCGACCGTCCTCGGTGCGTACGGTGGCAGTGCGACGACCACGGGCTTCTGGCCCAACGGCGTCAGCGATCCGGAGTTCGACTTCTTCTCGCCGGTTATCGTCAACGCGGATTCGTCCTACTTCGGTGCCAGCACCTGGAAGGACAACTGCGTGAAGGCTGTCCGCGAGGCGCTTCACCAGACCCGCCGCAACGACACCAAGGAAGATCAGGTGGACATGGTCCTTCTGGACCGCCGGCTGTTCATCGACTTCCTGAACACGCTTGATACCAAGGAGCGTGTGATTGTCAGCCGCCAGAACGGTCTGCGGAGCTACGGCTTCACGGATGTATTTGAGCTGGACGGAGTGGAGGTGTCGGCGGAAAATTCGGTTCCGGCTAACACCGGCTACGGGCTGGCGGTCGGGAATATTGAGTTGCTCTGCATGGAGTCCCAGCTCATGGTGAGCGAGGGTCCGTTCTACGACGAGCTGACCCAGCAATTTCGGTATGTGGTTTCGACGCTCGGCAACCTTAAGTTCAAGTCGCCGCGCAACTTCTTCAAGCTGATCGTCTGACCAAGGAGAACAAAGAAGATGAGTCTGTACGTTGATCCGCCGTTCGCTCTTGGTCAGACGCTTGGCGTCTCGTCCGCTTCGGATGGCGGTGGATGGGTTGGTGCGGTCAAGGTGTTTCCGGATGTGAATCCGGCCACCGGCAAGATCCGCAGCAACCGGGTGAAGAAGTGCATCGCCGTGCGGAACACCTCGGGCGTGGCCCTGCTGCCGAAGCGGGTGGTCACGTTCAAGAGCGGTTCGATCACGGAGGTTGATGGCTACACCAACGTCACCGACCAAGCGTCGGCTGGCGTGGTGGACGAGCATCTGCCTGCCGCGGGTGTGGCTGCCAACGATGTGTTCTGGATTACGATTGACGGCCCGACCGAGGTCAAGCTCGGCCCGGCGCAGGAAGCGGCCGTGAACACCGTTCTGGTGGCTCTCACGGCGGCGACCAGCACGGTGTCCACTACGGCGGGTCAGGCTCAGACGGGCGCTGCCACGTTCCTTCAGAACGGCTACATCGGCCGGGCTCTGTCGGCTGGTACGACCGGTCAGAACGTCCTTGCCATTGTCAATCTGGTCCGCAGTTGAGTCTTCCCCTTCGGGGGTTCGGGGGGCAGCCGGACGGAGGGAAACCTCCCCCGGCTGTTTCCACATATGAACGACCTGATCTACGCGCTGATGAATGACCAAGCGGCCATCCAGAACCTGGACTTCCTGCGTCAACTGATCGCAGAGGCGCGGGCTGATGTGCCGTATGAGGACATGCAGCGACTCCGGATGGTGCAGTATCAGGGCGCGCCGATGACCACTGAGCCGCAGGAGGACCGCTAGATGATTCCCACCCCACCCAAGCCTGGCACTGGCTCTCCAGGAGGGATAACCAATCGCTATGACGGCGCTGGCTTTGCCGCCGATGGCACGCCTATCGCAGGGGATCCCAGAATGCGCGGCCAGCGGGCTCAACAGCAGGGCGGCAACTTCTCCGCCTACGCTCCTGGTCAGGCGCAGCCCCAGCAGAATCCCTACGGCTCCTCCACTCCGTACGGCGGCAAGCCTCAGGCCATGGGGCCGCAGTGGAACCAGGGCGGCACCAATCAGCAGCAGACCCGGCAGCAGCCCTTCCAGCAGTACATGACACAGGGCTCTCCGTACGGCGTTCAGCGTCCGCAGCAGCCAGCGCCGCCGAAGCAGTACGAGGTGCCTACGCCATCCGACGCTGGCGTGGACTTCCGCGACCCGCGCTATCGCCAGCCAGCCGCTGCATCTCCTGGCCCGTCCCAGCCCGGGCTTCCAGCAGGTGGCGGCGGCGGAGGTGTGCTATTGACGCCGGGACTGATTGACCCCAACGCTGGCTTGGTTCACTACGCAGGAGACGGCAGGCCAAGGTTTGCGCCGGGGCAGATTGACCCCAACGTCGCCAACAATCCCTACGCCAACCGCCCGCCACCGTTCCAGGCGACCACGCAGAACTTCGACGGCACCCAGTCCCAGATGCCCAACTTCCAGCAGCGGGACGCCTTCATCAGCCAGATCAACAACCAGTTAGGTCAGATGCAGGGCCAGAGCTGGCAGCAGCCTGGCATGGGGGCGCCGCAGTTCAACTTCCCGCAGATGTGGGGACAGGCTGGGCAAATGGCGCAGCAGGGCTTCAGGAATCCGTTTGCTGCGTCGGGCGGAGGATCTGAGAACCAGATCCGCAACCTGATGGCCGGCGACATCCGGCCGGAGGCCATTGGCCAGCAAGGCCTAATGAACGGCCTGCCTCCTGGGGCCATTCTGGACTCGCAGCCGCCGATGGCAGGCCAGCCAGGTAGCGCTCGCCGTGCCGGCATTCAGCCATCCGTGACCTACGCCCAGCCGGGCGGCGGGTGGGGGCACACGCCTACCGCACCGCAGCAGGGCGGCTCCACAGGTTACGGCGACAGACTGGCGAACCCTGACCGCATTTTTACTGGGGATTTCCGGGACCGTGACGGCGACAGGGTGGATGACCGTGACCAGACGGGGCCAGGCAGGCCTTCCGGCCGGCAGCGGACATCTGAGCCCGCTCCGGTTCTCCGCGGGGCTGAAGATTATCCGGGCCCCGTCTCGCCCGGCACTGCCCAGCCGATCCCGCCGCAATCGCAAGGAACTCCCCCGCGGTCAGGTGCTGCTCCGTGGGGCAACGCCGACAACTTCGATTCTTGGTGGGAAACCCGCAAGGACGAGCTGCTTGCGAAGTCGCGGGAGGTAAGGGCCGCGCATCCGAAGCGGCCCGACATTTGGGAGCGCGCTGACTGGGCGTTAAGGCAGCACCAAGACAACCGAAACGTAATGGCTGCCGGAGCCCGCATGCAAGAGAACCCGCGGGATAACGCCGCCAAGCAGGCATACAGCGATGTGGTCCGGCAGGATCAGATGAAGCGTTCGGCGGAGATGCGGGCCGCCAACGCCGCCAAGCCGCCTCAAGCCAAGAGCATGGACGACTTCCGCCGTGAAGACGGCTCGTATGACTACGAAGGTGCGCGGCGGGAGTGGCAGGCCAAGCAAAACGCCCAGAGGCGTGAGTACATGAAACAGCCCGTCGCCAAGCGCAACGCCATCTACGGCAGCGATGCGAATCGCCGTGCGTATGAAATCTGGATGCGGTAGCGGCTTGGCCGCCTTATGTGTATATTTGTCTACCTACCCCCCGAGGTGACACATGCAGCAGAAGTTCAACATCGGCATCGTTACGTTTTCGTACGGCGGCAACGGCGGCATCTCCTCTGAGGTGCCCGACATCCGTGAGTGGATGGTGCCGCTGGTAGCGGACATCTCCAAGGATCCCCGCGTTAACGCGGTGCGTGTCTGGAACCTGGCGGACACGCCAATCACCATGACCCGCAACCGGGCCGTGATGCAGGCCCGCCAGAACGATATTGATGTTCTGGTGATGGTCGATTCGGACATGAAGCCTGACCTATACGCAGGCCATGCGGACGCCAAGCCGTTCTTCCAGACCTCCTTCGACTTCCTGGTCAACCACTACCACAAGGGCCCGGTGGTGATCGGTGCCCCGTACTGCGGGCCGCCGCCCGTGGAGTGCGTCTACGTGTTCCGTTGGCAGAACATGGCCTCTGAGAACCCCAACCCCGACTTCCAGTTGGAGATGTACGACCGCCACACGGCCGTAAAGATGGCGGGCATCCAGGAATGTGCCGCCCTGCCGACTGGCCTGATCATGTACGACATGCGGGCCTTCGATCTCACGGAGCCGAAGAAGGAAGGCGACAAGCCCTGGTTCTACTATGAGTGGAAGGACCGCTTCGCTGCCGAGAAGGCGTCCACCGAAGATGTGACCATGACCCGTGACCTGTCCTTGGTCGGCTCCCAGACGCTGGGCTACAACCCGGTCTTCTGCAACTGGGATGCGTGGGCTGGTCACTGGAAGCCGAAGTGCGTCGGCAAGCCGCAGGTGATCGCCGCCGAAGGCATCTCGCACAAGCTGAAGGACTGCTGGGAGGCCAAGGTCGAACCCGGCACCAAGCTGGTGGAGTTCAAGTCCTCCGTGAAACTTCCCGCCCAGCCCGCGTTTGACAGCATGGGCATGGACCTTCCGGGCCGGGACGCAAACGCACTGGTGGCGATGGTGACGCAGTTCACGCAGTCGCACGGCCGCCCCCCGGTGGTGTGCGAGGTGGGCTCCTGGGCTGGCAAGTCGGCCGTAATCATGGCCAAGGCCGGGGCCAAGGAAGTCCTCTGCATCGATACGTGGGAAGGCTCTGGGAACGACGAAGGGTGCAAGGCATACGACGGTTCCCGCGGCACGCCCATCCAAGTGTTCCTCCGCAACACGCAGGGGCTTCCGATCCAGGCATGCTGTGCCCGTTCGCCGGAAGCCGCCGAGCGGTTCAAGGACGGTGAGTTCGACATCGTCTACATCGATGCCGAGCATGACTACGAATCCGTGAAGGCTGACATCGAAGCGTGGAAGCCCAAGGCCAAGCACATCTTGGCGGGCCATGATTACCATTCCTTCCCCGACGTTCAGCGGGCTGTGAAGGACTGCGGGATTACCCCGCATGTCGAAGGCAACGTGTGGATGACGAGTGTCGGAGCCTGAGAAAGTCTGCATAGAGTGCGGGCTAGCGTGGCCCGCCACCACGGCTCACTTCCACAAGTCCAAGGATGGATTCCACGCCCGCTGTCGCAAGTGCCGGAACAAGAAGATCCGGGGTGACCGCAAGGGGAAGCGGAACAAGAAGCTAGACGAGATTGAGAAGGGCGCCGTCAAGCACTTCGTTGCCGCGGCCCGCGTGGGTGGAGCGACCATCCCGCACTCCTCGGAACTCCTAGAAGTTCTGATGGAGTATTTCGGCGGCACCCGCGGGTTCGCCAATCTCTTTATGAAGCAGTTCTACGATGCGCCGGTCGGCGGTGCGTTCAGGACCAAGATGCTGGACACCGTGGTCCGGCTAGTGAAGGACAACACGGCCATGGGCGGAGCCAAGAAGCCCTTGGAGCTGATGACTGAGGAAGAGTTGGAAGCCGAGCTGCGGCGGCAGGTGATCGAAGCGGCCATGCAGATGAAACACATTGAGGTCGTAGATGAAGTGCGAGGATTGCCGCTGGTGGATTCCAGTGGAGGAAGAGATGCAGGGGGAGTGTCACCGGTATCCGCCGACGCTCCTCGGGCAGAGGGGTTGGGATCGCTCCCCCGAGACGATGCCCACTGATTTCTGTGGCGAATATGAAGAAACACCCCCGCCAAATTCAGCCGCCCCAAACTCCTGACGAGCCGCTGGGGGATATGACCCAGCACCAGCTCGGCCAGCTCAAGGACGTTCAGGTCGCTCTCACGGAGCGGCGGCTGGAGGCCCTGCGGCTGTATGAGCCCATGCCTCACCAGGACGAGTTCCATCGCTGCACGGCGTCGGAGCGCATCGTTCTGGGGGGTAACCGCGGCGGCAAGACGCTGGCGGTTGCAGTGGAAGCCGCCCGCGCGGCTACGGGCCAGGATCCCTACGGCAAGTACCCAAAGGAAGGCGGCAACCTCGCCATCATCGGCCGGAACTGGCCCCACATTGGATTGGTAATTTATCCCATCCTCCTAAAAGCCGGGGCGTTTCGGATCATCAAGGACGAGAAGACTGGCCAATGGAGATCGATCCGCCAGGGCGATGACAAGAGCAAGAGCAAGCCCGCGCCTCCGCTGATCCCGCCGCGGCTGGTGAAGGATGTGTCTTGGGTGCTGAAGAACGCTGGGTATCTCAACAAGCTGGAACTCACCAACGGCTGGACGATCTGGTGCTTCTCGTCGGAGGGAGAGCCTCCGCAAGGCTATCAGGCCGACCTTATTTGGATTGACGAGGACGTAACGAATGAGGCTTTCGTCGGTGAGTCTCAAGCGCGGCTCGCAGATCGCAAGGGCCGTTTTGTGTGGTCGGCCATGCCGTGGAGCCGGAATGATGCGCTCTTGGGTCTATGCGAGCGGGCCGACCGCGCAGTGGAGGAGGGGCAAGAACTTCCAATCATCAAGAAGTTCACGTTCCGGTTTTTGGATAACGCTTTTATCGATTCGGAAGAAAAGCGAAAGAACATAGAGCGGTGGAGTGCGCTGGGGGCCGACGAGGTCCGAATGCGTGCCGAGGGTGAGTTCACCACCGAATCCACGCTCATGTACCCGACGTTCAATCGCAGCGTGCATATCCTGCCGCGGGCGGAGCTAAAGGACGGGATCATCCCGCCGGACTGGACACGGTACGTGGCGATTGACCCGGGCCACGCAGTCATGGCCACCATCTTCGCCGCCGTGCCACCGCATGAGCGGTTCATGCTGATCTACGACGAACTGTACATCCGGAACTGCAACGCGCTGATCTGGGGCGAGCAGTTCTATGAGAAGGTCCGCGAGCAGCACATCCACGCAGCGATCATGGATATGCACGGCGGCCTCCTCCGCGACCTGGGCTCGGGCCGACTGCCGCATGAGCTGTATTCGGAAGAACTGAAGAAGCGGAAGATCCGCTTCACCATCGGCGGGCACGGATTCATTCCTGGCTCCGATGACATCCCCGCCAGAACGGCCATCGTCCGGCAGCTCCTGCACATCCAAGGCGACGGGACAACCCGGCTCAAGATTCTGGAGGGCTCCTGCCCCAACCTGCTGCGGGAGCTGAAGCGGTATCGCAAGAAGACAACGACGGTCAACGGGCAGGTGTTCGTCACCGACCAGCCGCAGACCCGAGGCGAGGTCCACGCTTGTCAGTCGCTTGAGTACCTCTGTGCCTACGAACCCAAGTACCACGCCCCACCGCGGACTTACGGTCCCGATCCTTGGTGGGTGAAGTGGCTGTCGGAGCGCAAGCGCCGTCAGCGGGAGTCCACCGACCCCCACATCAACCTCGGGCCCAGCAGGAGATTGCCGTGAGTTCCTACGACATGCCCAAGGCTGACCTGGGCGACATTGTGCTGTTCTACGCCCATGAAGGGGCCACCCCGGTCCCGGCGATTGTGTCCGTGGTCGCCTCTCGCACGCTCACCCTCTGGGCGATTGCGGGCGAACTGGGCGGCGTGGTGAAGCCCTCGGTCCACCACCTGACCGACCCGGGGGTCAACGACTTCCCCGATTGGAAGCGGTATGGCTACTGGGAACACAAGCCCAAGGATCCGACGATCTCCATTCTGAGCGAGAAACTCAGCCTGTTGGACAAGAAAGTGTCCGCTACAGCCCCGAAAAAGGCTTGACCGGACACTAGTCGGTAGGAGAACTCCATGGCTGACGAGAACCCGCTGCGCCCCATTTGCAAGCGCTGGCTTGAGTGCATCAAGCAGGCCGAGAAGTACAAGAAGCCTTTCTCCGAGGACGCCGCGGAAGCCATGGGGTTCTTTGCCGGTGACCCCGACTTTATGTGGAAGGATTCCTACGCTCGCGGTGAGCGGGGATACATCAAGGGCATGGACCCGCCCCCGTTCCGCATGATGGTCAACCGTGTGTGGGAGGCTGTTCGTCTCTTCACGGCAGTCATCCACCACCGCAACCCGACGCGGACGGTGTCGCCCAAGGACTACCCCATCCTGGGCCCGCAGCTTCTGGGAATCTTCCCCCAGCCGCCAGTCCCGCAGATGGGGCCGGATGGCCTGCCTGTCATGGGCCCAGACGGCCAGCCGGTGATGATGCCCGATCCGGGGATGATGCAGTACCAGCAGATGCTCCAGCAGCAGCAGATGATGCTGGAGCGCCGCAAGGTGGTTGCCAAGCTCTTGGAGGACTACCTCAACTACACGCCCAACGAACTCAACCTCAAGCAGCACTCACGCAAGGTGGTGGAGGAGGCGTTTATCAAGGGCGCGGGTGTGTGGTGGCATGAGCTGTACACACCTCCCGGCGGCACGGTGAAGATGGCCGGGTCGTTCTACGACACCATCGACAATCTTGTCTGGGATCCGGACGCCGACGAGTTTGAGGACATCCGCTGGGCCGCGCGCCGCCGATGCCAGCCCATCGACGAAGTGGCCGCCAAGTTCGGGGTGTCTCGGGAAGAGCTGAAGGGCGGTATCGAATCCTACTCCCGGCAAGCCGATGTCTCCGACCGCGGCTATCAGCATGAGAAGAAGACCGGGAAGACGAACGACCTGATCGTCTACTGGGAGATTTATTCCAAGACCGGCTTTGGCGACAGGCTCAAGGACGCCGGCCAAGACCTGCGGGGCAAGTTCGACGCCCTCGGGCCCAACTGCTACATCGTCGTTGCCGAGGGTGTGGATTTCCCGCTCAACATTCCTCCGGCGATGATGCAGGAGGAGGTCGATGAGTCCGGCATCCCCCCTACCCTGTTCATGGCTGCCCAGTGGCCGATCCCATTCTGGGCCGAGCCGAGCGGCTGGCCGTTCACGCCGCTGGTGTGGCACGGCAAGCCGGGCTACTCCTGGCCGATCTCGCTGATCCGCCCTGGCATCGGGGAATTGCGATTCATCAACTGGGCGATGTCGTTCCTCGCCACCCGCATTGCCACCTCCAGCCAGACGCTCATCGGTGTGGCCAAGCATGCCGACCCGGATCTCAAGGCCAAGATCCTGGAGAAGAACGAGGGCGGGTTCAACATCGTTGAAATCTCCGAGGCTGTCGGGCGGTCGGTGAACGATGTGATCTCGGTCTTCCAGATGCCTGGGGTCACCCAGGACATGTACCAGATCATTGCCGAGGTGACGAACCTGTTCGACCGCCGCGTCGGTTTGACCGAGTTAATTTACGGCATGACCAGGGCGAGTTTCAGAAGTGCCGCTGAAGCCGCCGTGAAGTCGGAGCAGATCAGCGTCCGGCCTGACGATTACGCTTCGATTCTGGAGGACGCGCTGTCCGAGGTCGCTCGCAAGGAAGCGCTCCTCGCCCGCTGGATGGTCTACCCGCAGGACGTTGCTCCCATTCTGGGACCGATGGCTGCCCAAGCGTGGCAGTTGCATGTGCAGGGCGAAGACCCTGAGTCGGTGGTCCGTGAATACTCCTACCGCGTGGAGGCGGGTTCGGCGCGCAAACCGAATATCGCCACCAAGGTGGAGAACATGAACAACGCCATGCAGATAATGATGCCCGTGGCGCAGGGCCTGATGCAGGCCGGTCAGCCGCAAATCTTCAACGCCATGTTGGAGGACTGGGGTGAGGTGATGAACGTGGACATCAGCCGGTACATGGTCCCGCCTCCCCCGCCGCCTCCTCCCGGCCCGCCACCTGAAGCCCCACCCGAAGCCCCTCCCCAAGGCCAATAGTCGTATATGACATACCCTCCTGAAGTCGAAGCCGCTGGCGAATGGGCCAAGAGCCGCTATGAGAAAGCCCTGCCCTACGGGGAGAAGTGGGCCGCTATGGTCGCCCTTCAGCAGCCGCCTGGAACCAAGGGCAGCGACCGGGCGTTTCTCCAGGGACGGCAGAACAACGAGCAGTTGGACGAGATGCCGAAGCGTCAGGCGCAGTACGTCGCCCGTGAGGCCCGGCAGGCAGGGATCAACATCTCGGGGAAATACTATTGCGCCGGGATAGCCGACAAGCGCGGCTGGAAAGACCCCGCAGCGTGGGTCAGCAGCAACGACGATGTTCTCAGCGTGGCCCGCAAGCGGCGCCTGCACGTTACGGGAAGCGTGAACTACGACCCCGGCGAAGCCCCGCCGAAGCGCGTGGTGCTGTCGGAGAGCATCATCAACGACGAACTCCGCAAGGAGAAACGCAAGAACCCCAACGCCAAGGTCGGGGAGCTGCGAGAGAAGATCATTGACAAGCACGCATACAAGGTGAAGGGAAGACTATGAACGAGATTGCACGGCACTTTTCTCCCGGCTCGGTGATTACGGCCAACTCCTCGGCCGCCACAACGGCAGGCATGATTCCTTTCGGCCGTTTTGGCGGTGCGTGCGTGATGATCGCCGCAACCAACTCCTGCACGCAGATCAACTGGCACGGCACCGTGGACCCTTCCGTGACTCCGCGGGCCATCTATTCGGACGGAGCGGCCGTCACCTCCGCCGTCACGGTTGGGATCATCCCCGTGCCAGACGCCTGTTTCGCAGTGAACTATGTGGTTCCCGTCGTTGTTGGCGGGACAACGTGTGCAATGACCGTGATGGCAAAGGGGTGAGAAATGGCGTTTGAGTTTGCTCCTGGAACCAATGGCCCTGTGCGGCTGCGGGAGTCGGTCGTTGCGGCCGAAGTGCCCGTGGCGAATGAGTTGGCCGAAGGCGAGCTGGCGGTGAACTCCCAGGATGGGACGCTGTACTGCAAGTCGGCCGCCACTGTGAAGGGCTTCCCGAGCGCCGTTGGCTTCAAACGCATCGTCGCGCTCTCGCAGGCGGCGTATGACGCGCTGACGCCGGACGCCGAGACGCTCTACATCATTACGTCCTGACAGAGAGGCTCTAGCGACATGAGCGTGAAACTGGGAAGCACCGACGCGAGCCTGTACCTGGGCAGCACGCCGGTTGCGGCGTATCTGGGGGCCGTGCAGGTGTATTCGGCGGCGGCCACGCTGTACTTCGACGGTGCCGTGGACAACGACTGGGCGACGGTCGGCAACTGGTGGCTGGACGCGGCAGGGACGGAGCCTGCCGGCCGCCTGCCGGCGTCCGTGGATTCCGCAGTTGTGCTAGGTGCCGTTTATACTTCGGCATCCCCAGTTGTGTTGGCTTCACTGACTGTCAGCAGTAGTGACGAGTTCTATGGCCAGTACACGGTTTTAGGTTCAACGTCTTTCACCGACAATAGCGTCAACTTTGCTCAGATAACCGGCAATGCGACGTTTAACGACACTTCGACTAACGGCGGCACCGTCACCGGAAACGCGACGTTCAACGATAGTTCGTCCAACAGCAGCGATGGCACCGTCAGCGGCAACGCGACGTTCAACGACAGTTCGCAAAACTACGGCAACGTCACCGGCACGGCCACCTTCACCGGCTCTGCCTGCAACGATGAAGGCACGGCTGGCACGTTCGTCCCCGACCCGCCGCCGTCCTGCCCGTAACGGCGTCACATCACCACTCTACGGACATAGCCCGATGGCAATGAACCCTCGCCTGTTGCGGCCCACGGCTTCCGGCTTCAACCCGGCCAGCATCTTCGGCCTCGCCAACTGGTGGGATGCCAACGACGCCGCCACGGTGACGCTGAACTCCGGTGCCGTCGAAACGTGGACGAGCAAGGCTGGACTCAAGAGCGCCGCCACGCAGACCACGGCCAACAACCGGCCCGTTACCACCACAGTGAACGGCAAGACGGCTTTGTTGTTCGACGGCACTAACGACGGCTTGGACTTTACGGGCACGGCGCGAACGGATGAGACGTGGATCTGCGCTGTTGCTCAGACGGCAGATCAATCCGGGCAGCGTTCGTTTCTGAGCGATGCTGGCGACGGTCTGGGGATGAGCGCAACTAAGGGTGCAGCAAAGTTTCTTGAAGCTTGCTTCGGCAGTTTCACGGAGGGTGTAGGCCGTTTGAGGCCAGTATATGCAGTTTCACCCTCGGCTCTTCTCGGGCCTGCTGTCTGTTCGGTAGTCAGATCGGCGGCTTCCGGTGGTTTTGTTTTCATTGACGGCACGGCACGCATCAGCGGCGTAAATAGCGAGGCGTCCTTCACAACCAGTGCGTCAGTGACTATTAAGCGTATCGGCTACTACTCATCCACGCTGTTTCAGTTTCAAGGCTGGATCGGTGAAATCTTGTGCTACAGCCGCGCCCTAACGTCGGCAGAGCGCAACGCCGTGGAACTTTACCTAGGCCGCAAGTGGGGCATCGCCGTCACGCAGGTGCCGTCTGTCAGCAACGCCGACGCCCAAGACTGGGTGAACCGCGTCTATGCCGCTGGCTCTACGGTGTCTCAGCCGGTCGCCAACGCTGTTAACGCGTTTGTGGCTGGCTGCCAAGCTGACGGCATCTGGGACGCGATGAAGTCGGTGGTTCTCTTGGCCGGAGCCGACACGCTTGCCGGTGCATTGGTGCCACTAAAGGGTGCGGCTCCGACCAACAACGGGCCGTTTGTTGCGGGCGACTACGACCGGAGAACGGGGCTAGTGGGCAACGGATCAACCAAGTGGCTGGACACCGGGCGAAACAACAATGCTGATCCGCAAGACAACAAGCATTTTTCGGTTTACAGGTCGGTGGCAGCAACGAATGACTCCGGCCTGATCGGAAGCAACGACACAGGCACGGGTCACTCGCACATCTACTCTGGCTTCGGGGCGTTCTATTTCCGTCACAACACGGCAACCGCCGACACCCAGGCGTTGAGCATCAACACCGGCGCAGTTTTTCTGGGCGCGTCTCGCTCGTCGTCCTCTTCTTACGGCTATCGCATCGGTGCCAACAACTACACGGCGACGGTTGCTAGTCAGACGCCAGCCAACGCAAACTTCCGCGTCTTTGAGACGGCCGGGCGCACCAACGCACGCCTAGCGTTCTATTCGATAGGCGAGTCGCTAGACCTTGCGTTGCTGCGGACGCGGGTCGATGCGCTCATCGCCGCAATACAGGCAGCCATATGACGCTCTCCGACCTGACTCTTCCGGTGTCCTATGAATGGGGCGTGGCTCACGCTCTCCTGTTCGACGCTGCCCTGGCCCAGCGGCTTGCGGACGTACAGGCCGAGCATGGCGACCCGCGCCATGTGCCAAGCCCACGCAGCCTGACAGACGGGCGATTCATGCTCACTGCCGACATCCTGACTGAGTGCCTGCCGGGCGGGCTGGTCTGCGGTGGGTTCCGCCATTTGGACGCGGCCCGGTTTGACGAGATCGAAGTGGTGCCGCTGGCAGAGGCGGTGGCGTTGCTGCCGGTGGCGCCGTCGCCATGAGCCTCCGCCATTTCCTCCTGTTCATGGTCCTCTCCGCCGCCTTCCTGGCCGCCATGATGGCCGGTTTTCTGGTGTTTCTGCGGGCCTAGTTCTGGGGCAATAGTCCCTAGAGCCATGCCTGCAACCACCTACGCCAATCTCGTCCAGTACCTCATTGTCTCGTCCTACGGGGGCCCGCAGGACGCAGAGCAGAAGGACATTAAACAGGCCATCATCCGGGCCTACGACGAGCTGACCACCATGCGGGACTGGTCCTACTACCATGTCCACGGGCGGGTCATTTTGGAGGCCCCGTATTCGACCGGGACGGTCACCTCTAGCGGTGTGACCGTCACGCTGACCGGCGGAACGTGGCCCACATGGGCGGCTACTGGGGCGTACCTGAAGGTAGGCGAGGAAATCTGCCGCGTGGCCACCCGCAGCTCCGGGAGTGTGGTCGTCCTTGATTCAACGCTGAAGCTGAAGGCTGATGTCACAGGCGAGTCCTACACCCTGTACCGCAGTGTGTACCCGCTGCCGTCCGACTTCCGAAACATGGACGAGCCGAGCGACGAATACAACTGGTGGTCTGGCCTGTACGTGACTCCGGACGAGGCCATGAAGATCGAACGGGTGTCGAACTCCTCTGGCGAGCCGTACCACTGGACGGTCATCAAAGACCCGGACTCCGGCGGGTGGGCCATTAAGCTGATCGGCTATCCGACCAAGCAGGAAACCATCGACTTCACGTATCGCCGCTCCGCCACGGACATTTCCTCGCTGGCCCCAGACAGTGCCACTGCCCTGGATATTCCGGCCCACATGTCCACGGCCATGCACAGCGCCGCTGAGTATTGGCTGGCCCGAATCCGCAAGACTGGCGAAGACAAGGCATACCAGTTCTATCAGCGTGATCTCCGGCTGGCATTGGAACAGGATCAGCTTGCCCCGCTTTCCGGACGTTCCCGTGAGATATGGCATGACGGTGGCTGGCGCAGCCCGCTGAGGCCCGACGTAGGATGATCGTCATCGACAAGTGGCAAGGGCTGATCACCAACGCCTCTCCGTACGCCATTGCTAGCGGTGCCGCGGTGACGCAAGTCAACGTGCAGGTCATCGTCCCAGGCCAACTGACAGTCCGGCCTGGCATGGTGGCGGCTACGTGGTCATCGTTGTCTGCTGGAACATCGCCCGTCAGGCGTGTGTTCCGCGCACCCTGCGGCGGAAGCGAGCGGCTGATTTACCAGGACGCGGCCGGCATTGTGAGAGCAGGCACAGGGCCAGCATGACGCTTGCAGCCAGGACCAGCGGTGGCGTGGTGGCAGCCGGCATTTCGGCCGCTGGCACCGGCTACACGGCTCCGCCGAGCGTCGGTTTCTCCGGCGGCGGCGGCGCTGGTGCAGCGGCCGTCGCCCACATGGCCGGCACGCAGATTGAATCGATTGTCATCACCAATCAGGGGACGGGATACAGCAGCGCCCCGACTGTGTCTTTCACGGGTGGCGGCGGAACGGGGGCTGCGGCGACCGCGGCGGTGTTCTCCGGCACCCTGCTGCCGATGTCATTTTTTCAGGGGCGGTCAGGCGAGGTCTATGGCGTCGATGGTGCCGGGAGAGGGGTTCGCATCGACTGCGGAGCCACGCAGGCCATCAGCATTGGCGTTCAGAAGCCCGCCTTGGCCCCGGCTGTGACGGCGGCGGCGACGGTGACCGGCAGGCATGTGGCCGCCATCCAGCTCGTCCGGAGCGGCATCGGCTATCACTCCACGCCGAGCGTGACCATCAGCGGCGGAACGCCGACCAAGGCCGCAACCGGGCGAGCCGTTATGCGTAACGGGCGGCTGGAGGCGGTGATCGTTCAGGAGGCCGGCGCCGGGTATAAGTCGCAGCCGAGCGTCACTATTAATGGAGGTTTTGCCAGCGAGCCATCCTTCGGCCTGTCTGTTTCCGGCAAAGTGGATTCGGTTTCGATTGTCAGCGGCGGAGCGGGATACGTTTCCGACGAAACCAAATCCCCAACCGTCGTCTTCAGCACGGCACAAGGCCTGACGAATGCTTACGCCGTTCCGCTAGTAGATGAGCAGGGGAGGATCTCTGCCATCCAGGTTCTGGCGGCCGGCACTGGCGCCACTACGACAGGCGTTACGGCTTCCATTGTCGGCGGCGATGGCTCCGGGGCATCTCTGGCCGTCTCGCTGCGCTATACCGTCACTGGCGCAACGGTGATCTCCGGCGGTACGTCGCATGCAACGCCGCCAGTGTTGACCTTTCGGCCAGCCTTGCCGGACGCAAGTGGCTTTGGCGGGCTGGCCTCGGCAACGATTTCGTCTGGCGCCGTGACCGGTGTAACGATCATTGCCGGAGGCGATTACGCTGCGCCGCCATCCCTGGTTGTCGAAGACACGCGGGCCGACGCGGTAGCCGTTTTGGAGCCTGGCGTCCTCGGTAAATACTTCTGCGCCGTTCGCTACGTGGACGAAGCCAGGAACTCAGTGTCGTCAATCTCTGACCTGAATGAGGTGGAGACGCTGAACGGATCGGATGGCTTCTCATGGTCATTCACCCACACGGCCGTTGACCCGCGGGTCAGCGCCATGGAGCTGTGGCGAACAACGGCCAACCAGGCTGTCCTGCTGTACCGCGTTGCAACCATCAAACGAACGGACCCTGAGTGGAGTGCGGGGTACACCGACACACTGACCGACCGCAGCCTGACTGACGCCGACCGAGCCGGCTACGCCATGATGCCCGTCACGCTCCCAAGCGGCCAGATCAACGCCCGTCGCTTCGGCGTCCTGCCAGGCAACTATGCGGTCGGCGTCATGTTTCAGGACAGGGCCTGGTTTGCAGCCGACACGTCAGGCAATGCTCCAAACAGCCTGATGTTTTCGGAGGTTGACGAGCCTGAGAGTGTGCCGCTTGAAAACGAAATCGTCTTGCAGGAGAACGCAGGCGAGAGGGACTCTATCGTCACGCTAGTGCCCCTGGGTGGCGAGATGCTGATAGCCCAGACAGGCCACCTGTACTCGCTGAGGTACGTGGCGCAGCCGGTCATTGACGCCTCCTTCACCCTGGTCGCCTACCGCGGCGTACTGAACTCCCGATGCGCTGCGGTAATGGGTGGAGTGGCGTTCTTTGCCGACAGCTATGGGGTGTATGCGTTTGACGGTTCGCAGGAAAAGCCGCTCTCGGCGGCCGTGGACAACTACTGGCGTGACGGCATTATCGATTTCAGCAATTCTCACTTGTTCCACGTCTCCACGGACTACGACACCAAGGTTGTCCGCTTCCACTATTGCAAGTCCGGCGACTCCGAGCCGACACGCGCCCTTTGCCACTGCCTTGCCACGGAGGCGTGGTGGGAGG